AGCTTGGTCTGCCATGTTGCTGGCTGCCTTGGCTACCATAGCAGCGTTAGCATCAATACCCTGCGCGAGACCGGCAGGCACTTGTTTACCAAGCGCTGCAGCTACCTTAGATGGCGATTTAATGCCTAGGGCTGATTTAATCGGACCGGGGATTTTGTCTTTTACGAAACCAATGATTTTATCTTTGAGCCAGCCGCCCATGTCCTGTATACCATCCCATAAGCCCCGGACCACATCTTTACCGATGCTAAATAGATTGCTTGGCTTAAGCACGTTGCCGATTGCCTTAATGATTTCCCATGCCGCGCCGATTATAGAGCCGGTCATGCTAACAATGCCGGATATAACCGCTTTGAGTAGTTGCACACCGGCATCAATCATCTGCCTAATGAATGTTGGGTTGGTCAGTACAGCCAGAATATTTTTAATAATTACCGGCAGAGCCGCGACCAGCGCGTTTACGATTATAGGGATAGCTGTTACTAGAGCCATCATTAGCTGCACAAAGCCCATGATGATTTGCTGCAGTGCCGTTGGGTCTGTAAGGCTTACTACTATGGCATCTACAATCTGAGGTATCGCTTGGCTAATAATTTGGATGATTTGCGGCAGTGCCTGCAATAGCGCTAGGAATAGCTGTACAAAGGCTTTAATCAGGATTGGCAGAGCTTGGACCAATACAGTAACGATGGTAGGCAAGGCGGCAATGAGCGCGTTTAAGAGGTCTTGCACTGCAGTAATCAGGGCAGGTACTAATGCTGGCAATGCCTTAGCTAGAGCCGGTACAAGCGCTTTTAGGACCGCGCCAATGCCTTGCACGATTTTAGGCAACATAGCGACAATTTGAGGTATGGCAATCTCTATAGTGCCTAGTAAGCTGTCTACAAAGCCGTCAATATCGCCTTGCCCGGCAAGCAGGTTATCAAATGCTTTTTTGGTCGTATTGAGCGAGCCGGATAATGTCTCATTTTCTTTAGCGTAGTTGCCAGCATATTTGGCGGTCTTTTCCATAAACATTTGCTGGGCAAGTCCAACCTTTTCTTGTATGGACATTTGGGCAGTGGTTTTATTTATGCCTTTTTCAAGTGCGTAAGCGCCAATGGCGGTGTCATTCATGGCGACACCTAAGTTATCCATCATGGTAAAGTTGCCCTTAGCCATGCCGGTAACAGCCTCTAATGCATCAGTTGTGCTAATACCCATGATTGAGGCAATATCGCTGGCGCGCTGCATAGACTCGCTAGACATTTCCATTGACTTTTTAACGTCAAAGCCAGCGCCTTGGAATAGAGACCCCATTTTGTTAGCGCCTTGTAGAAACTCTTGCTGTGATAAACCGGCTGATTTGTAGGCGTTTTTAGCAGTCTCTTGAATTGTCTTAGCGTATTCGCCAAACACAGCCTCAGAGCCGCCTAGCTGCTGCTCAAGCTCGGCTGCTGACATAACGGCTTTGGTAGTCAGTGCGGCAAGTCCTGCAGCACCTGCGAGCATTCCACCGGCAATAGCAACACCAGCGCCTTTAGCAAAGCCACCTAGCTTGCCTAGCGCGTTTTGAAACGGACCAGAGTTTTTATCAACTTCATCTCCCAATGCAGCAGTAGCAGGACCAGCAGAGCCTTTAAATCCAGCGGCGATTTTGCCTTGGATGCCCTGCATGTTGGGTGCTACTTTTACATAAGCTGTTCCGATGTCTGCCATATGGTTGGGTTTCTACCTTTTATTAAGCCAGTTTTGCCGCAACCGTAGCGTGGATTTATATTGTAAATTATAACATAACCTGTTTGTTTAGCGCTCTGCATCCTTAGCCCTAGCTAAGACGTAATGCCCAATGTAGTTTTGGTGGGCATCGCGCCCCTCTGCAGATATTGTAGCAATAGCACGCACACCGCGTTTAATAGTACCTATTCTGGTAGTAACCGCAATGGTTGGCGGAGTCTTTGACATACTGCCTGCCATTGATGTGGCGCGAGCAGCTATAGCATCAGCCTTTTGTTTTACAGTCGGCATCATCATGCCTTGCAAGATTTCCTCGCCGCCTTTGGTGTCCATTGCAAATGATACGTCTTTGCTCATGCCATTAGTATAGCTCATGCGTATGGGTGTTGCTAATGGTTACTCCCCTGCTCTGCCTTGGGTGTCGCCTGAAAAAAAGGCGTAAGGTGTTTGACAGGCTGTAAATTTTATTATGATAGGGCAGGGGAGTGGTCGCCACCCCTGTTAAGCGTTGTAATGTATACAATGCCACTTTTTGACTAAAAAAGCCAGCAGGGGAGTGGTTTTAGACCCCTCGCGGTAGGGATAAGATGCTTTTAATATCGTCAATACTACGCTTTTCGCTGCCCTTATTAATCTCGCTCTGTGGCTGGGTAGATTTCATAAAGTCAGGCACATATGGCTTAGGCTTGCGCCGGTTGTGCATTTCCTTTTGCCCTTTTTTAACCGGCGTATCTTGCCACAGTTTAAGCTCAAGCAGGTAGTTAGCTTTGTTAGTAAGCATTTCTATCCATCCCCACTGCGCGGCAGGATTGATAGCAGCAAACAACCGGCATTCACGCGGTAATTGAAACATAAGCCTAGCCGCTTTTTTGCGACTGGTGGCTAGAATGTCCGCGATGTCTATGCCGTAATACTGCTGAAAGTCCGCCTCTAATTCGTCAAAATGCTCGCGGAGTATTCTGATTAGAGCTAGCCTTTTGGGTCAAACTTCTCAATGATGGCTAAGTACACATCGCTCAAAACTTCAATACGCATACGAGCTTTGTAGCCCTCTTTGCCCTCATGGGCTTTTGCATCCACTTCAATGAAATGCGCTTTGAGCTTGGCAAATTCCTCTTGCCCCATGATGTGCTTAAGCAGCGATAGGACCACTGCAGTTTGCCCTTGGCTCTCAATGCGCTCAATGTATTCTAGTGAGTCCACATCGTCTAGCAGGTCGGTATCTACAGTAAATTTGTAGCCCTTAACATCAATTTCTTTTACTGTTTCTGTAGCTTTTTCATCAGCCATTTGATTGCTCCAATCCTTAATTACTTATGCTCAAATTATAGCATAACAAAAACGCCCCAAAAAGGGGCGCATTTGCCGGTACTACCTTGGCTGTTAAGAGCTAAGAGCAGTCGCAATGTACTCTTTGTGAGTATCGCCATTTTCATCGGGATAAGCGACAAATACGGCTGGGTATGCGATTGCCTCGCCATCAACATAAGTGATTTCGCCGCTGCGGTCTGCGATTTGCGCGTAAGGCACAACGATACGCTTGATACGTCCGCCGGTCATTACTAGCTCAAATACAACAGAAACGCGTGGCAACATTTCATTGGTTTGGGTAACGGTTATTGAGCCGTTGCCTTCCTCAACTACATTATCACTACCATAATAGACCTTTAGAGCCTCGGCGTTGGTCTCAATGAGATTAACCGTAAACATTTCCTTAAAGGTGGTCTGACCAGTCAAAACTAGGTCGCCGCCCCAAGCGTTTACATCCTCTACATCGGTCTCAACACCATTAACAAGCCCATCCTCGCTGACATACCCTAGACCCTTAAAAGCTGCATTGAGGGTTGCCCAAGCAGTTGTAGGTAGAGGAGTACCAGCAGGCGCGACATACACCGCACCAGTGGATTTTGGCTTACCAAATGAGACGTTATCGGCATCATTCATGGTTATGTTTCCTGTACAAGTTGTCGGCACAACGCACCTCTAGGGTGGCTCTGCTTTATGACTGCATTATAGCACAAGCGAATTAGTTAGTTGTACGCTCTTGTCGGCAATTAAACTTTACACCTAAAAAATTGATGCTGCATACCTCGCGGAATTGTGGGGCAGGCTCATTTTGAGCAGGTGGATTGTTTATATTGTAGTCAGTAGTAGAGCGATTATCATAGTAAACATTTTGGGGCGGCATGGTATCTTGGGCGCTATCTACGCTCTCTTGCTGCTGTGGCACTTCTGCAGGCTGTGTGCCGGTATCGGTATTGCCGGTGCTGTCAAATAGGTAGTTACAATCTTTGCGCCCGGATGCCTCGCATTCTAGCTGCATACGGCGCTCTCTGGTAACGATGCTAAAGTTTTGGGTGTAATACTGATACTCAATGCGCCGGATGCCAAAGGGTGTTTGGATTTCATATACATTGGTAAACTGCAGCACACAGTTTGAGCCTACAGGTATCTTGCTGGGCAACATGCCGATATTAACACTTAAGCCCTCAATCTTGCGCGGTATGCTTTGGGTATCGTAAAAATCGCCATTCCGGGCATTCTCTGGTGGCTGTATTACATCATGGTAGTCTTTACAAAACACCTCGCGTAATACTCGGACCTCGCCTTTATGAAATATCTCGCCAAAAAATATGCCGCTAATTTCCTCGCCGGGGTAGTAGCTAGCTTGGTCTGTGGCTACTGGCACTTTGATGTCCGCAACCTTTATAGGGCGCACATATAGCCATATCAGAGCGACTAGAGCAATGAGACCGAAAGTAAACGCTGCAATGCTCAGAGCATTAGCTAGAGCGCCCCAATCGGGCTTGTGTGCTTTAATCCACACTAATATAACAGCGGCTTTTGTACCTACCCACTTTTTTAATCTATTTAGTTGTAACTTTAAGCCCTGCATTTCGTGCGCTCGCCCTTTCTAGTGCCTCAAGATGTGGCTTTAACTGTTTTTGAAAGCGCCGCCGTATCAAAATACGACTGCCGCTACTCAGCAATATTATAACAATAAGCAGTAAGGCTGTAGCCATGCTAATTGCCTCGCTCATTGTCCAGCCTTTTTTCCAAGCGCTCTACTACACTTAACATCTTGGTATCTACCTCAGTGGATTTATTAATTGCGTCTATTGCTTTTTGGGCAATATCCTTAACGTAAGTATTATACTCTTTACTTATGCTAGTGTTCTGCCAAATAAAATACAGTAACAGTGCTACCGGCAGTCCAAAATCTTTGATTAATGATGCATCTGGCATATCTGCATCATCCTATGAGCTATAAATATTTCCGTATAAATTCTGGGATGTACTCAGGCTACTAAGCGATTGCGAGCCGAATAAGCCAAGTAACTTTTGCTCTGCCTTGGTAAAGTATAGGTCGCCACTTGGGTTGGAATACTTAAAGTTTTCGCTGTATGGACCGGCTGTTTGTCCATAGCTCTCAGTAGGTACTTGGTCTACAGGAGTTTGTAAGGCGCGCTTTGATGCCTCCATGACTACTGATTGCACATTGATAAAATACACCGGCTCGGCGTTTACTTTGGCATCTAGGTCAATGCCCACATCAAGAGCAATCTGCCTTAGCCTGTTGCTAGCCAGCTTTAGTATGTAATCCTCTCTAGCGCCATCGCCAGTTGGTACTTTCCAATAAAGCGTTAAATCATCCTTATTTGCATAAGTATTAGGTGCTGTTACTGGGGTGGTTATGCCTGCCATTACTGTGTACCTCCAAATACGCTGCCTGCAGTGCTTGCAGCTCGTTTAGCAGCCAATTCCTCAGCCTCTTTAATGCTGATGCCCAAAAAGCGATAACCGGCAATAGTGCCTTGCAACTCTGGCATAGACTCAAACAGTTTAAATACACCATCGCCAACCGCGCCAATATCAACCTGAAATACAGGTTTCCATGCCGGTACAATCTGGCGCAATGCATCGGGTACTTGGTCATTCTCATCTAGCGCGAGCCGTAAGGTAATAGCAATCTCTTTAATCTGCCTGCCTAATTCCTCTTGGCTGTTGGTTGCCTCAAGTAGCAAATCGTCTGACATGGCAATAAGGCTCTCAGCACTGCTAGGGTTGGCAGTTTCATAGCCAAGGTTGCGGAGTGTTAAGCCTGTCTCGGCACAGAAATCACGCGCCTTGTCTTTTTTGGCTGTCTCAAACTGGTCAATGGACATCTGTGTAAGCTGTCCAACCTCTGGCTTATCGCCATCCTCATCTTTAGTAATTGCCCATACTTTACCAATGGCACTGTCTAAATCAGCATCCTTTTTAGCGCCCTCAGCGAGACCGTTAATATAGCGCTGTGGCAGGCTATAAAATTCCTCTGCAATTTCCTCGCGGCGCTTGAGCCGTCCAACCTCTTGGATGATGCGGCGCACTGTGTTGCTCAGGCGAGATTTGCCAAGTGGCTTGGCTGCACTAGCCCGGCGCGTTAGTGGGTGCAATAAAGTACGCCCGGTAGGGTTTTCTACTATTTCTGATAATGTGCGACCTATGAAAATGGCAGTATAGACAGGGGTAAACACCAAATAATCAGCCGGTGCAAAGCGCACTCCACGCTTTTTAGGCTGTGGCTCTGCCCATCGCGTAACCGCTAGTCCGTATTCCAGCAAGCCGGTGGTCTGATTGACTTTGCCGGTTGCCTCAGTAGCTGTAAATGGTACTAGAATTTTCTTATCGCTTTCCGGGTCGTCAGAAACTGCGACAAAGGCGCAACCGCCAATGTAGGTGTCATGCTTGGTATTATTGATTACCCTAAGACCGTTAATAGTCTCCATGTAATCATTAATGCCAAAGGTATCTTTTACAAAGCCCTCAAATACAACTCGGTCTGAAAGGGTGTTAATCGCGCGGCTAGCCCATCCAATGCCGGGGCGCAAGTGGACCATTTTAGCAGGGGTAGAAATGCCATAATCACGAATATCATTATCAGCATCGTAATACTCGTACTTGTCCTGTACGCTCGGCTCATGGCTAGCCAAGTCCTGCAACAGCTTACTTGCTAGGCGATTTGCTGCATCTATTAGTGGGTTTTCCGGCTGCTGAGTTGGTTGCATTTCTGTCCTCGTTAAGCCGGATTTGCCGCACCGTATGCGTGGTTGTTATTTGCTTGTTATTATACCAGATATTGTAATTGTAACATAAGGGCTATGGCAAGTTATTCAATCTCTGTTAGGCGAATGAATGCGCCGGGCTTGCCTTTACGGTATTCAGCCTGTATTGCGATGCGCGGCACATCCTGCCATTTATCATCACGCAACACCAGTGCCTCTACCAACATATCTAAAATGCTGCTCAGGCGGTTATCTAGGTCGCTGCGTGTTTTAGTAGCAAAGTAAATAATGACCTCCACGCCAACCGGCACATAAAAGCGCTGCCGGGTTTGTATGCGGACCTGCTTTAATGCATCCTCTTGCCATTGAACAAACTTTTTACTCGGAAAGCTCATACCATCGCCGCGATTAATACGCTGGTTTTTC